TACACTAAGTGGATTCGGTATTACTGACGCAATTAGTACAGCCGACACACAAGGTAATAATATCTGGATTCGAAATACATCTCCTACTATATATCTAAGAGATACTGATAATTTAAATGCTATGATCCACGTAAACAGCAACCTGTTTTATATATTAAGAAGCTCTACTGCTGACGCAACTACATGGACAGCAGTGAATGGTGTCTGGCCTATGGTATTAAACTTAACAAACAACGATGTCACTTTTGGTGGTAACGTAGGCGCGTATTCAGATGAACGTCTAAAGACTAATATTAGAACGGTAGATAACGCATTAGATAAAGTATCTAGTATGCGTGGTGTATACTTTGATCGTGATGGTAGAGCGTCAGTTGGAGTTATCGCGCAAGAGATAGTAAAGGTACTTCCTGAAGTTGTTCCGGAAGTTAAGAACGACGGTGATTACTTATCTGTATCATATGGTAACATCATTGGAGTTCTTATTGAAGCAATCAAAGAACTC